ATCCTGGGCAATTGACTTGATGATATCCGGTACCGGTTCCACCAGAGGTACTATATATCTGGATTTCAGTACCACGTCAATGCGTCCTTGGGCCTTCAATATCCAAGGATTAACCTTGGTATCTGTAAAAATACTTTCTTCTGCCAGCAGTTCATTGGCGTCTCGTACATCCTGAGTGGTGCAGTACATACCTTCGGCGGGATGCTCTATAGCGTCCCGCCTGCCTCCCTTACGTTTACTTCTACGCCACCTTGGCGCTTATGATCCAGTTAGGATGGTATACCCTTGGTAACCCATATATTCCTACCGTAATGTCAACAAACGGGTTTTTATTTTCACCGGACTTATCTTCAATAACTGCAAATTTACCCGGTTGGGGTTTTTCCAGGGTGCCATTATGCAAGGTGATAGTGCTGGCAAAATCCATCATCAATTCACCTATAGGTCCCTGTCCACGGATTACAAAGCGATCATCTGGAATAAAGGGCTGGAAAGTGCCGTTTTCATCGGCATAACCTTCGTCATAGCATGTCATCTTCAGCTTAGGAAACAGAAGGTTCAGAGCCTCGGCAATGTTATCCGGGCTGAGCATTTTGGCGTACTGAGTGTTTTTAAGCAAGTTTTGAATAACTGTATTCTGTGCTAGATATCCGGCCACCGTTTGATTGAAGTAAGCCTCCACTCCTCGGGCACCAGAGCCTCGAAAAAGTCGCATCCATGTCGATAGGTTTGTTATTGGTTTTGCTTTATCCACTACGCTCCAACGCTCATCATTTAGCAATTCGGGTTTATTATCATTGGGTAGGGTATAGTCCACTGTATACTTAACTCCGTTTTCATCAACAACTAATTGTCCTGCCACCATCGGCTGCCAGCGCAGCCATTCCAGCCTGGTCTCCAGACGATCATCCATTTCCTTGGCGCGCTGCAGTACTCGATCACGCCCGGCCCTATCGTTGTATGTGCCTGCCTCACGAGCAAACAATAGCTCTTCTTCGTTTATCCGATAAGTCTCTTTCCAGTAACCGGTTCCCATGCGTTTGCGGCTCTGTCCTGCCAGTGTAGCTGTTTTAGGGTCGGTTCCAATTGCATGAGCTTTTGTCATACCTTTGGAAGCTTCTAGCACGTCATACAATATATCTTTAGACCATTCATTAACTACCGGGCAAAAACTTGTTCCAATGAATTGACTGGTATCTACTGATCGGTTTCTTACAATATGGGACACTTCCATAGTTGTAGGGAATAATAAGGGCATATGAATCCTCCTCTTAAATTATTTTTTATACAGGTACCACGGTTAGATCAGCTGCTTCTCTGGCATTTAGTGCTGCCTTGGCGTTGGCATCCATGCCAACCAGCATGTTAGAATAGAAAATACCACCCAGGTATGCCCGGACATTAACATCTACCACCTGAGCAGGTACATATTCCTCAAGGACTAGTCCGGGTACAACATTACTGTTTGCACCTGCAGCTAAAGCGGTTGCGGCAACTGCAGCTACCACACCGGCCCCGGTACTAGCTCCGGAGTTAGCTGCAGTTACAAATTCGTTATTAAGAGCTGCGTTTACCGCCGCGATAACATGAGCAGCGGTGCTGGTTATTGCGCCATCTGCACCATTTGCTAATGGTGCTGCAGCGGCTGCGACTACAGCGGCTGCGCCACTGCTGGCTCCGGTATTGGCAGCAGTTACCAGGTCTTTAATATACAGTGCAGAATTAACTGCCGCTATGACCTGGGCAGCAGTCGAAGTCAATGCTCCTGCTCCACTGGTTGCCAGCATAACTCTGATCTCATCGTTTACTAATTTAACTTCTAAGGGCTGGCTATTTGCTCCGGGGTTGATCAATGATACTTTTATAGCGTTGCCTGCAGCACCAGCGGTTTTTGCAGTAAAGGTAACTGCATTGTTATCACCCACTACACCGGTATCTAAGGAGGCCGCTACTCCAGCTCCTCTGGCCGCTTTTACGATAACCGTATCCTCATCGATCACAACATCCAGAGCTTGTCCGTTTATTCCTGTATCCTCAATTTTCACCTTAATAGCATTACCAGCTGCTCCCGCTGTTTTAGCGGTCCATAGGATCGCATTGTTATCAGCTACCACGCCGGTAACTAGTAGAGCTGCTACGGCTGCCGTATACTTTTCATACTTACTAGTGCCGGTGTTCTTACCCAGAATGGTACCGGCCAGTAACTCACCCTGACCTGATGCCAGTAATATTGTGATCAGAGGGCCTGTAAAGTTTGCAAAGGCCCTTATCTGGCGATCGCTATATTCTTCAACTGTTGTCATTCCTGGATTCATAACCATCTTTATTTACTCCTTTCTCCTGAAATTACAGGATATACTTTCCGTCATCAGTAACTTTGCCGCCCATGGCCTTTACATCTTCGTCAGCCATTTTTTTAATAGCTTCCTGGGATTGCGGTTCAGGTGATTCCTGACTGCCAATTTGACTCATTTTTATGCGGTGGTCCGGGGGAAGGGCTTCCAGTGCAGCATACATCTGATCAGCCAGGCTTATCTCCTTATCATCGGCCAGCTTGATCATGGTGCTAGCTGCAGCAGGGTTTGCCAGTAATATAGTCTTTACTGGTAAACACATAGCGGGGGGGATGCCCTGGGCAACCAGATCCTTAATCCGGTTGTCAACCTGAGCGGCCCAGGCTACATTTTCTGTATCTTTAATTCTTCCTTCAGCCAGTTTTATTTTTTCCATGGCCTGATCAAGCTGAGTCTTCACCGCATCAATTTCACTGAGCTTCTTACGCTCATCATCAGTTAGAGCAGGAGCAGCAGGGGATACACCCTTAAGTTTTTCAATGAATCCGTTGAAGGCATCAGATAATTTGGTCACTATGTTCTCGTCCACTTTTTTAACCTCCTCGTAATCTAGATATATGTCGTTTGGGTTATCGGCCAGAGCCAGGGCATCTGGCAGCTTGGTTAAAAAGGGTTCATTGGTCAAGCCGATAGCTAACAGGGTCGGCCCCACCTTCTCCCCATTTTCCTTGTTGGTATATTGCTCTTCATATTCCGGGCTGGCAAAACGGTACCGCTTTGTCTTGATCGCCTCTACCACATTTTCATTAGTGGGGTGGGCTAGGGCATATAAGACGGGTCCTTCCTGGATAATGTCATATACCCATGCTTCTGCGGGCGCATCTCCGAAGGTTAGCGCACCGTCTTTTGCATGGCCTAACCGTATAAACGGTGGACGGCCTGCAACATTGCGATGAAAATTATCAATAATCGCATTGAATTTTTCCTGGGTACCCTCAAGGGCACCGTATTTTGGATGCAGCCACTTACCCTCCCGGAAGAAGGGCACCTTTATAACATTGCTATTCACATCCAGACTCCTCCTTTCATCCTGTATTTCATCCCTACAACTACCTCCTTATCAAACTCTTATTTAGAAGCTTTCCAACCGCTGGGTAGGGGAAGGACATTACTCCAGTTGAGGCTGCTATCCGTTAATAATTCGGGTTGGTAAGCCGAGTAAACCGGGTCCAGTACTGAGCGGCATTTTCCATGCAGAGGGGGAGTGTTGTCCGACACCTGGGAATCATCCATTTTCATAATCAGGCCGTGCCGGCTCCGGCATACATTCGAAGTTCGGCCATCCATCACCGCAGAAAACCTGAAGTAATCCACCCGATTTTCTGCGAATCCTGCCAGGCGCCCCCGATTATAACTGTAGGTAGACTCGGTGGTTGTGATCAGGGAAGCGCGCTCTTCATTTTTATTTAGCAGATTGCCCAGGGCAACTTCAGCATCATTTCGGCTCTCGCCAGCCAGGAAGCTGACCATAATCTTCTTAACCCCAGCGAGTAATTCGCCGTCCACATCTCCTGCTAATACGATCGCCCTACTCTCCATGGCCTTAATGGCCTTTTGAGGAATAACTCTGGGATCATCCTCATAGTTGAAATCAAACCCTGGATAATCCGTAAGCTTACGGCTTTTATATTTATCATGCAGCTCATCTACCAGCAGTTGTGCATGGGCTATGCCTGCCGCTATCATCTCCGTTGAGTGGTCGCTGAGAACCTTTGCCAGTGATCCCGGCTTGGTTATCATAGGCACCGGAGCCTTGTTTAAAAGTATCGGTCCGCCGATCCGCTTCAGCCGTTCATATTCATCCCAGGGAATGGTTTTAAATGCTTGCGCTAACCAGGCATTTAATCGGGTAAGCTGTCTGCCTTCAGCTGCATCTAATTGTTTAAATAGTTTCTGCTGATCCATTAGCTACGCTCCCTCATTCCTGGTCTGCCCGGTAATAGCGTTTAAGTGCATCACTGGCCTTTATTTGGGTTGATATTTCTCTATCCGGTAAGCCCATAGTATTGCGGGCATGTTTAAAATCTTCTTCAATGGTCGAATCCATGAATCCTGAATCAACCAGGTTACCAAATACCTCTGACCACAGCTTCAATTCATCGGCACTTGGCTTGCGCTGCTGGAATTGGCCCCAGTTTTTTTGTTTTCCGAAGTTGTATGTCACAAGCCTGCTGATCAGTTGGTCCAGTAAGGTCTCTGTTAGTTGTCCATAAAGTGCCTGGGCCATAAGTAAGAAACCGTCAAAATGTGAA